CGAAAGGCTCTCGTACCGATTTTCATGCGATTGAGCAATTCACAGACACGCTCTGTATAGGTTGCCAGGCACGGTGTCGGCTTTGACGGTATCCGTCCGATCTACTTTTCCTCACTTCGTCTACCCGGATACCGTTCCATCTTCGACCGCATGGTCTTGCGGTCGGTGGGCGAATGCCGCCGGGACGCCAACAAGCGTCATGATGTGCTACGCGGATTCCTTCCGTTCGCGTGGCGGCTAGCCGAGTCACTCGATTCCATGGGAATTCAGAACAAGCACTTTGGCGCCGGTACACAATTGAGCGCGAGGCATCCTTGTAACAATCGCGAGGCGGTAGTTCGGATCCGCGCTGTAGAAGACGCGGTGCGGCGCGACCTACGCTGATCGAGCGATGGCTTTCTCGCTGCGGGCCGAACTGTGCGGCACTGGATGACACCACGAGAAAACGGTATGCAGCTCTATCTCGGGTTCGGTGTGAATGTCGGTAACCTTGGGAGGCGTCAGCCTGAGCGAGAATCCATGGGAGCCTGGGTCAAGCGGCTGAACCAGGCGCTGGAGAATCATCGGGCTGGGATCCGCGTGATAGCCCATTTCGCTCACACTGGAAATCTCGTGATCTCCAGTGCGTTCGACGTCGCCGTGGCTGCCGCCATGCTATCGCGCATCGACAAGGTCATCTGGGTTGTCGTGCCGGAGACTATCGTGCGGGAGTCGGTCGAGCGCATCCGCGAATTCGGGTCGCCATTTCCAGAGCCGGGCGTCCGATGGACTCCGGGCATCGCGTTCGCCCTGAGTGAGCCCGACCTGACAGTGAAGCTGGTTCCAACCAGGAACGGCGATTTCAGGCCTCTGTCGCCCTCAACGGTCGCCCTATGGAAGAGAGATCTCCTAACATCCAGAGGTATACTCGAGCGCTCGAGACGAAGTGGCGGATGGGGCGCTTTGTCGACGGATCTCCAAATACAGGCGGGAGGCAAATGGACCTCAAGAAGTCTCCGGACGATTGACGGCGCGCTAGCACGGGCCACGTCCGCCGCAGAGAGTCTAGGACCCTGAGACTTTACGCGTCGTAGCGGTGGCTCCTCCCAATCCTGATTACTGGCTCATCCGGACCCGCACACTAGTCTCCGTATCGGCCGCCGCGCGGACGACGGTGCCGATCTTCTTGTTGCCCGTGGCTGTGGTGGTCGCCTGATTGGTGGTATCGTTCCAGTAGACGATCGCGCCGATCGCGATCGACGTGGCGCCGCCCGTTGCCTTGGCGAAGTCGAAGACGCCGTCGACGGCGAGCGCCCCGGGCTCACCCGCCGCGACGGGCCGCGTGGTCACACCCACCAGGTCGCCCTGCACCACGACGTCGCCCGCGGCGAGCGCGCCGCCCGGCGTGTGATCCACGGACTTGCCATCGTGAACGAACGTGGCTTGAGGCGTCGCGAGGTCTCCTGAGTCGTGAGAGCATGATCACACTTCACCCTTGGACTTCACGCCGCCCCGGTAGTCCTGCAGGCTCGCTCCGAAATCGTGGTAGCCGCGCATTTGCACTCCGAGCACCGTGAAGTCCGCCTCGGCCGTCTCGATCGTGGGCGCTTCCTGACCGTTCAGGAATGCCACTTCGATCACGGGCAGGTCGGTGGGCTCGGCCAGGAGGTACCATGCCTTGGCCGAGTTGCCTGAGTAGGCGGCGTTGCCGAGGTAGCGACTCACCTCGACGCGGAACTTGCCCTGGTGCGGGTTCGTGATGGGGTACTTCGCGCTCGAGGTGTTGTCGCGCAGCTCGAGCGACTTGAAGAGTTGAGACCCGATCGCGGAGAGTGCGGTCGGAACCAGCAGGATCGCTGGCATGATGCCGATCGGCTTGCCGTCACTGTCGACCTGATCCATGAAGGCGACTTCGGCCTTGGTCAAACCATCGATCGACAGCACTGTGTCGGCGCCCGAAAGGAAGTTCTTGTTGCTGACCGTGAAAAACGACGCGTTGTTCAGGAACACGGTCCAGAACACGTCGTTGATCTTCAGGCCAGAGCCACGTCCGAGCTTGCGGGGCACGGTCGTGATTGCGCCCAGGTCGTCGTTGATGATGTCGCGGCGGTCGATAGACAGCATCAAGCCATACGTGTCGGCCTTGTTCGTGTATTGTTCGTTCCCCAGGGTCCCATGCTTGAGCTCGCCTCCGGGTGCCACGAGCTCATACTGATCCTTGCCGATCAGCCGATAGCTGGTGACGGTCTTGAAATCGCTCACGTTGCGAACCGCGCAGATGTTGCGCCAGGTGCGCTCGACGCTGAAGAATCCCTCCAGGAGGAACTTGTTGGCGACATTCGAGAGGATCCCGCCGATGTCGATGGTCGAGAACGAGGCCTCGACGGCATGGCCGAACGCGTACCGCAGGACCGCGCGGCTGTCGCGGAAGTTGCGGCCGGTGTAGCCGTTGGCCCAGGCGGCCTCGAGCAAGAGCTCCTGGAGGCCAATGCCGCCACGAAAGCGCCGCGCGGCGAAATCGAGCGACTGCGTGTCGTGCTCTCGATCGGGGTGGCTCAGACCCGCGGAGAGCAGGCACGCGGCTTCGAGCACCGCGGCGTTGATCGTGTTGTCCGGCACATGGATCGCGGCCACCGCGGGGCGCGCCTGACGCAGGCATTCGAGTTCGGTGCGCTGCTCGCTCCAACCCTCGCGGATTGCCAAGAGCTCGATGCCGGGCATGCGCGTGCACAGACGGCGAATCGCCGCGATGCGTTCCGTCTCGGCGGCCGCCTGGGCGCGCATCTCCTCGACGGCGATTGTCGTGGCGCGCACCGCTGGAATGGGAATGGTGTGCGTCTCTGCTTCACTCACGAGTGGACGTTCGTCTTCCTTGAAGTTCGACTCCTCCACGGAAAGGTCTCCTGCGTCAAACTGCGCCGCGACCTGGGCACTCGTCCCGCCATCGGCCCCGAGGTCCACGAAGCTGATCTCGCCCAAGGACGACTTGCGGACGAGGTTGAGCGGCCCGGTGTGCTCGCGGCCGTTGACCGTCACGGTCTGGTTCTCGCGAACGAACTCGAACTCGACGACGGCGGCGCTTACCGAGGCCTGCCAGGGGAAGCCGTTCTTCGAGCTCACAACGACCTCGCGGGCCGCTGGGGTATCCCGCGAGACGACGCCGGTCGCGATGAGGACCCCCTGTTCGACTCGGATGGCATCCGTGTGCCCGATTCCCGAGAGCGGGTCGTGGCCGAACCGGATCGGTCGTGACTGCGCGGGGATTGCCAGGCCCGCCAGGTCGATCACAACCGGATGACGCCAGCCGGCAACCCGCATGGGAGTGCCCGTGTACGCGACCATGCGAAAGCGCGGCAGCAGGGACGCGCCCTCGGCCCCGGCGTCGAGGTCGAGGACCGCTGTCGCCGTGAGGTTCAGTTGTGCCGGCAGCGCCGGCCCGTCAGGCCGCACGGCGGGTGACCTCTTCGTCGCTTTCATCGAACGACTCCGAAGATGAAGGGGCCTGCGCCTGCGGTGAGACGAGCCCCAGCTCGTTCATGAGGGCCATTTCCTTGGCCCGCTGCCGCAGCTGCGTCTCCCAGTCGAGGCCGCGCCGCGCGTACTCGTCGGCGAGCGTCGTTGTGTGATTCGCCAGACGGGTGGCCTGCGCCGTCGCCTCCTTGGCCGGGTCCACATGTTCATGGCCGTCCCAGAACCACTGGTGCGGCCAATCGGCGATCGGGCCCTGACCGGTTGGAAGAAAGTCAGGTACGAGCACAGCCTCATCGAGCCAGGCTGCCAGGATCCGATCGAGCACGACCGTCTCGACGTGTGACTGCTCGACGCGGATCGCTTTGAAGTACGTCTGGTGGTCCAGGCGGCCCGAGGCGTAGTTGTAGCCCGAGGAGTTGCCAGCCGCGACGTTGAACGGCATGTTCAAGCAGCGGGCGATCTCGTTGAGGATCTCACGCTTGAACTCGGCATAGGTCGTCGCCGGCTGCTCGGCCTCGAGCTGGCTCATCTTCCAGCCGCCGGGCATGGTCAGGAGCGCCCGCTTCTCGAGCTCGATCGGCTCGAAGGGCTCGGCCGAATCCGTTTCTCCGTTGGCCGGGGCGTCGGTGTAGAGGATGCCCGCGAAGTCCGCCGCCGTCTCAGCCGCGGCGAGGACCGCGAGCGTGAACCGCCGCAACTGGGCGAAGAGCGGCAGGGCCGGCATGATGTCCGGGATGCCCCGCGCCTGTCCCGGGCGATCGGACCTATACCAGTGCACGACCGAGGATGCCGGCACGCGGTCGTAGTCGCGTGTCAATCCGGAGCCATCCCCCGGATGTGCGCGCAGCACGTGGTACTCGACCGGATTGCCGTGCGTGTCAAAGACGATGCCATCCACCGCGCTGGGCGTCAGGCGCGGTAAGTCGGGCGTACACACCAGCTCGGCTTCGATTAACCGCAGATCCATCTGCACGTCGGTGGGGAGCGCGGGATTGCTCGTGAGGACCGCGAACGCCTCGCCGTCGGTGGCCCGCGCCATCCGCATCGTGCGCAGCTTCTCGGATAGGCCGGCGAACTTCGCCCAGAGCATGAACGCGTGTTCGATGCGTCGGTTCGCCTCGGCATCGGCGGTCAAGAGCTGCAGCCTGGGCCCCGTACCGATCACGTCGTTGGCGAGAGTGAGCACGATTCCGCGGGCGTAGCTGTTGTTGGCGACTTCGTAGCGCGACCTATTGCGCAGCAAGCGGCGGACTTCACGGCTGTTGGCCGCGTTGGCCGAGAGCCCGTCGGCGTTCGCCCAGTGGCGGCGGTTGTCCTCGTTGGTCACGGCCGCGTCGTACCGCGCGCGGATCCGACGCACGCCGCGCTGCGTACGCGGAGGTTTCGACGCCAGGAGGTGACCGAGCCAACCGAACACTAGGCCGCTCCCGGAGGGACAAACTTGTTGAAACGCAAACCCCGTCGCGGCGACTTGGCCGCCGCTTCGGAACGGAGGTACGTGTCGACAGCGATCTGGTCGCTGAGCTTGTGCTGCTCGACGCTCATGCCGTCGACCGAAGTCCTCGCCGGGCCCTGGGCATTCACACGGATCGTGTCTGTCAGGTCGGGCTTGCATGCCATGAGCAGGTCCTCGCGAGATCAACCAGCGGGCGTGCCAACAAAAAAGGCCGTGCGGGGGTACGGCCCCGCACGGCCTTACTTGCTGGCTGGGTTCGTCGGCGGTAGCTAGACGCCGACGTCGCCCGGTCCGGTTGTCTCCCGTCACTTATACCGCGTTCATCGAAGAGGTCGATGCATGAATCGAGGATCTCGGGGAAATCGTTACACCGGTAGACATCAGGCGCGAATCTGCATCGTTTTGGCTATCCAACGATCCGTTCGCAGGTCGTCACACGGGTGCCGCAGTGGCGACACTC